AATTATTCATTAAGAATAAGTATGGAGCACCTTGAGGAGCACCAAAATTCTGTATATCATCTATAAATTTTGAGTAAAGATTATATCCTAATACAGATTGTATCCTAACATTTTGAGCAATTAGGATAAATGAGTTTAGAGCATCATCATCTATGTTCTGGTCTAAATAACCTGAATAATACTTTTTCAAGTACGAAGGGGTAATGAAATACACTGTGTTCTGAAACATATTCTATTTATTATTTTTTTATTCAATTATATCGCCAAGTAAAGCTTCTACCTCTGAATCATCTAAACCCAATCCACCTTTTATTAATACACTAGCTTGTAATTTATCCAACTGACCCCTCTTGAATTGTCTAATAATTCTTAAAAGTTGTTGGTGTTGTTTGGCAGTCATATTCTTAATATTTTCATTCACAATCATTTCACTAGAATCACCCTCTGTAATGTCCTCCAGTTGCTCCACTTGTACTGGTTGAGCATTGGGGTCAAATCCTGTTAATGATGTTGCCACAGCCTCTTCATATTCATTTTGGAGTAGTAGGTGATACTTTTGTTCTGGTGTTATACTTGCTTGTAGAACATCCAATATATCTTTGATGTTAGTGTTAATCTTACTGAACTGTGGTTTATATACATTCAACTTTAGTTCATCACTAATACCATTAATTTTTCTTAACCAGTTAAAAGTTTTTTCAATAATCCTTTGTTTAGGTATAACATATTGTTGGGTGAAGATTTCTAATGATTCTAATAGTTCATTTCTGCTACCAAGTTTGCCAGGAGTTTCAATACCAAATAACCCAGGATTAGTAACTCTGTGTGCTTTTAATATACCTTCTCTAACTTGCTCATTCAACATAATAAATCTTTCATCACTAGCATTTAAGTTGATTGGCTCAAAAGTAGCAGCTGTATCTTTACTATCTGAAAAAGTCACCATTACATTACCAGCCATATCACTGCCAGAGTATTGATTCTTTAATCTTCTAACTATCTCAAATGATTCTTCATTAGATGGTTGCCCAATAGGGAAGTTAATCAACATAGATGGGTGGAAGCCATTCTTAACATTGTTTAAGTGGAAGTTACTGATTTCCCATTCAAGTTCAATCCATCTAACACCAGCTTCGTATTCTGGTCTAGCATAGAATTCAGTACCTGGTCTATATTCTTTAACATATAAGATTTGTGATAATTCCTTTTTATTAGATGTTGAAAAACCCGCATATAAAACTGGTTTATGTTTGTAAGATAAATTCCAATCATCACAATACCAATAGTTTTCTTGTTGTGGGTATTTTTCTGGATTACTTGATACAGCTATTCTAATCTTTGATGGATCTACATAATTGATTTCAGCAATTCTACTTCTATCTTTTGACCAAATTATATTAAGATAAAATCCACCATATAACTCCATATCCATAGCAATCTTAAAAACTATCTGATCTAAGTCATCTTGATTATAAATGTTCTTTAGAAAAGATAGTGCTTCTGAACTTAAACCAAGTTTTGAGAAACCTTGACCCCCAATCAACATAGATTTTTGTTTTAGAATAGATGAATGTAGTGAAGACCTATTAGACAAACTAATCAAGAATTGTGGGTATAGGTTGTCATCACCAAAGGACACCCAACCTCTTCCATTAGATATAGTTTCAGATGGGTAAGGTATTTCTACTGAAGCAAAGTTGAAGCTCTCAAAGTATTTTTTATCATTTATATTTGTACTCATTATTATTAGATATTTTTATAGTATATTATTTGGGAATCATCATTACCAGTATATTCAGTATCAGGTGTGTAAGTTCCATTTATAATCAATATACCAGTTTCAACTAGACCTATTGATTGTGTATAACTTAGATTATAAGGTGTAGTCATTTCCCAAATGTTATAAGTCCATTCACCAAAATTTGCTACAATCTGTCCTTGAGTTAATCCACTTACAGTACCAACTGATATAGTAAAACTTGACCAATAAAAAGGAGCATAACTTGAATCATCTTGATAAAAAACTACTTCATCAAATGTTCCTTTTCTTATTATCTGCCAAGTATAATAAGGTTGGGTCTGAGTGGATTTTTCATATGGTGTGACTGTTATAACATTAACACCATTATTCAGGTAAATCATTTGTATTGATTGGATTTATTTCTTTTATCTTTGGTTTTTGGATTGGTTTATCTTCCTCAAATAAATTTGAGTATCCTTTGTTAGAATAGATTTGATACATTTCCGAATCAATAAATCTAACTAATACATTTTTCTTTGTGAATGGACAAAAAATCATTTCATCTAAAAATTCACTTTTAATCTTCAATTTCATAAATCTATATATTTTTTTGTTTATCTATTTTTTTACTATAAAAATTATAAATCTTGTCCCACATCATTTTTATTTGTTTGCCAGTTCTATATCTATCATATTCAGTTATATCAGAGGTTATAATCTGATAAAAAAAGATTATAGTAGATATATCATCAAAATCAACAAAGTAGTTATTTTTTATTATTTTTTCTATAAAATCACCTAAACCTTCAACATTAACATTTGGTTCTTTTCTATTTAATCTATATATTCTATAATATTCGGTAGAGCATTTTTTACAATAACTAGCAGTTGAATTTTCTTTTATTCCATAACATTTGGAGCATTTTGTGTTTTTCATATAGTATATATTCTAAATGAAAAAACCACCAATTAAGGTGGTTTTTCATTTGGATATGAAAAGCGTTATACTGATTGTATAACACTAAGTGCTGCTGTTGAAGTTACTTGAGTTAAAGCATCATATTCTTTACCAGTAAATGTTATAGTGAATCCATTGAGATCACCATAAGCTTTACCCAATCCACCAGCTACTGCTGATACTTGAACTGGATTTTGCTTACCTACTAAGAAATAAGAACCATTTACATCAAGAACTAAAATTCTCCATCTACCTCTACCAAGTACATTAACTTGTTCTATTAGTGTAGCGGTTGTATTATGTACTGTGATTTCTACTGTTTGTTCGTAAAAAGCAGTACCATTCTGAACATTAAAATTACCAGCTTCAGTTAATGAACCAGTTTCTATTGTTTGTTGGAATTCGTAAAAAGATACAGTTGCTCCTGTAAAAGCTGTTATTTGTCCAGCTGTTAAGCCAGTACCAATTGTGTAACCTATATCATTACCATTCCATTCTCCAATAAAAACTGCCTGAACACCAGCAATCCCTTTACAAGCTATTGAGTATCCTTCTGTTATTAAACAAGACATATTTTTTATTTTTGTTTTTTGGTTGACTCTGTGGGGGTATATTCCAACCCCCACTCATCAATAGTTTTTTTATCCCATATAGGTTACAACGTACTGTGGATACGCAATCTGAACTCCTTGCTTCCAAAGTGCTCTGAAGAAGATTGAGTTGAAATCTTCTGATTTCCAGATTCTGAATGATTCATAATCATTTTGTAAGTCAGTACCGAAGAATAAGTTAGCTGCTGGAGAAAGTACCATTCTGTTTGTAGATGATAGACCCCTTGTAGCTAAAACTCTAATGTTAGTGCCTGGATGCATAATTGAGTATCCAATATCATTAGATTCATCAGCAGTGAAGTGGAAGTAGTTAGCATTTCTTAAAGCTCTTACATATGTTCTGTAGTTAGCATAAGATAAGAAGAGTGTTAAGTCAGGCTGGTCCCAAACATTCTGTGGAAGGGCAGAAGCCATAGCATCTACAACTGAAATAGCGTTTGCTACTGTTAAAGCTCCTGAGAATGTTCCAAAACCACCTGGGTTAGAAGAACCACCAACTTTAACAACATTAGATGTAAAAGCTCCATCGATTAAAGATAAGAAACCATCACACTTTCTCATATTAGCATCAGATGAGTATGTAGCTGAAGCAACATTACCAACCCAAGTTAAGTCATCAATTAGACCTTGGATTTTATCTACTTTATCAGCGACATAAACCTTAGCAAAAGCAGCTGGCTCAAGTGTATCATAGTATGAACCTTGCTTCATTAATTTACCAGCCCAGTATTGTTCTAATGAACCTGAACCATTTAGACAGATTTGTTCCTCAACCATTAGAGGACATACTGTTAGTGAGTTCTGAGTTAGAGTTACAGAACCAGTAGCGGTCAATTGACCACAAGCAGCATCTTGAACAACCAAATTGGAAGTCATAATGTTTAGAGCATCAGCATATTTCACACCTGTCTGTACTGAGATATACTGTTGTGTTCTACCAGCCAAAACCGATTCTCTGATGAGTTCCATAGAGAGTTGGTCTGTATACTTGGTAAGAGCACTTGTTACGATTGTACTATTAAAAGCCATTTTTTTATATTATTTTTTTTTGTTTTTATAACTGAATGTTATTGTTTTCTTTTCTGTTCTTTTTCATTATTTCTCTGATTTCATCAATCTCAGAAATGTTTTTTCTTTTGGAGAATTCTTTAGGGTCTGCTGGAGAACCAACACCTTTTTCCATAACGATTGGTTGAGCACCTGGTTCCTCTGAGAACTTTTTCATACTACCCATCATTTCTTCGTGTGCTTTGTTGATTGAATCAATAGCCATAAGAACTTTACCAAGGACTTCTTCAATTTTAGCAATTCTTGCTTCAGTCATTGGAACCTCAGCATCTTCTACTTCAATTTCAACAGATTCTTCACCAATAGGCATTTCCTCCATATCCACTTTTTCAAGGTCAGCAGATGTTACTGGTGATTCTTCAACCATAGCAGGTTCAGAAATAGATTTTACCTTATTATCCTCAACTGATACTACTCTACCATCAGCCAATTTATAATCAGCATTATTTAATGGAAATTGATTACCATCTAAATTAATACCAAAAACATCAGCACCAACTTCAAGTGATTCACCAGGTGTAGTTAGTTTTGTACCATCTTCACACTCATAATCACTGAACATCTTTTTCTCCATTTCAGTATCTTCTTGTACCTTTTCCTCAGTCAAACTAAATAATCTTTTTAAGGATTGTTTAATCTGATAAATTTGTTCACCTTTATTCATTTAATTGAATTTTTTTTTATACTACTATATAGTTATTATTTATTTCTATTTGTTTGCTTTTTTCAACTTTTTTTATTTATCATCCCATTTAGCATAACATATAGCCGCTGCTTGGTCTTGTTCTTTACCACTATTTATTTCGACACCAATACATCTTGATACAAATTCATCTTTTGTTTCACCAGCTTTTGGTTCAACAATGAACTCTTCTTTTATATTCTCAAATCTAATAGAATCACCCCTTTTGTATCTAAATCCACCTTCAATCAGATATTGATGTACAGCAGCTCCAACTGATGGGAATTTACCAATAGGTCCCCACACACCAGCAGTTTTTGTACCAGCCATACCTTCAAGTACATTATCATAGATTTTTGATGGTACATTAAAATAAGTATAATTACTACCATCATCAAATTTTATAACTAGTTCTTCACTAATAGAATCATACTTAACTCTTTTTACATTAGTAGATTTAACACTATCAGATGTAACCTTAAACTCAAAATCTTTATTGTCTATTTGTTTAAGTTTTCTAGTAGCCCATTCAACACCTTCATCTCCACCCCAAGCTAACCACATTAATCTACCACAACCATCACCAAGTTCCTTTTGACTATTTTGTCTATGTCTCTCAAAAGCAGCCATTCTAGCAATAGTGCTTCTAGTTAATGGCTCACCCTTAGCGAGTTGATTAGCTCTTGCTTTACCAACAGGAGTTCCACAAGAACCCCAACCATTTTTCTCAGCCCATCTTAAAGCTATTTTAGCATTTTCAGTAGCTGCTTTTGGATAGTCATCATATGATTCTTGGAAGGATTCTATAATATCTACTAGTTCCTCTTCTCTTAAACTATCAATCAGTTCATCAATATATTTGGGAGCATCAACCATAACTGAACTATAACTTACAGGACTACTGACTATTTCTACCTTAGCATTTGTTTTGTCCTCAATTTCTTTACCTTCTTTTTCTACATTATCATAGTGTGTATCAATCCCCAAATCTTTAATAAAACTCCATTTTGGTTTATGGTCTGTAAATATGACATTAGAAGCTTTAATTCCAATTTCTTTAGCAACACGCTTAATATAATCATCTTCTGATCTTTTGGTAATAATATAAACATCATCACCATTAGCTATTTTTTCCTCTGCTATTTTTTTAACTTTATCTTGTGATAAAGTTCCATCAAAATCAAAACTAACTTTTTCCATCTGCATCAATTTCTGACTCATAAGTCCTTCAACTGAGAATCCATATCTACCCTCATCTTTAACCTCACTTAACCAAAATTCTTTATCCTCAATTTTAACCTCAATAAAAAATGAACCAACTGGTAGGTTGAATCCATAAAATCTTGACTTATCGTATGTTGGGTCTTCAACAATCCAAGCACCTTGAATAAATCCAGGCACCATCTTATTAGAGTGGTCTATATTCAATGACTTACTATTATTATCTTTTAAGAATTTATCAACCATCTTTTTGATTGTATCTTTGGTAAAATAAACATAATAATAATTGTCATTATCATCTTTTCTTAAAATCTTTTTATCTGGAATCATAGCGGGACCTACAATAATCTGTTGGTCCTTAACACTCTTAAATCTATATTCTTTTTCTATTTCTGATGAAAAGTACATACCCATAACTGATATAGCTGGGTCAGCGACTAAACTAATCATTCTAATACCTTGATTGCCTTCCTCATCAACTTCTATTTCATAGATTGGTAAATCCTCCATTCTTATATTTTTATTCATAGTTTATCTATTATTTTTCCTAGCATTAGCTCTGTTTATATTCTCTATATATTTGTCTCTATGATGCCAATATGCCATCAAATTTAGACACTCTAAATAGTTAGTTTCATATACTTGTTTATGTTTAGTTATATCACCATTTGTTAATCTATCAACCATTCCAATCCAATTTAATTCATCAGGCATTTTATCTACACTTACCCTACTTTGTTCTGCTGGAGAGGGTCGTGAAAAAAGTATATCATAATCTTCTGTTACTTTAATCTCCCATTTGTAAAAGCCTTAACAATAAACATTGAGTTTATTCCAGGAATTTGCTTAAACAATTCTTTTCTTTTATTGAGTATATTAATATCACCAACAAATGGCTCAAGTTCATACTGAATTCCACCAAACTCATCTACTTTTTCTGTAGCTGGTCTTACTAATATAGATAAAAGGTTTAACCATTGTTCATACTGAGTTTTGCTATTTTTTTCTAATAGCTTAATTGAAATCTTTTCACCAAGTGTTAGTTGGTTTGGTAGGCTATACGAATATAATTTACCTTCTAATGTGAATGACTTTTGTTCAACATCTGCGAATTCATCTGTCTTAAAACCAGATATAACATCAGGAAATTCCATCAACTCCTCCTCATATAATGAACTTATAAAATCAACACTTTTTCCAGTCAGTATTGAAATAAATTTAACCAAAAATAATTCAGCAACCATATCAGTTGATTCTGAATATAACTCCATTAATGAAATGTATTCAGCTGTAGTTAAGTCCTTCCAACAATCCTTAACATTAACATCTTCATTTTGTAATCTAACAATTCTCATATCTTTTTTATTTTTATATATTCATTTTTTAAGAACCTAAAACTGACCTATTTTCAATAACTTCAACTCTATTAGTTACATTCCTTATATCAGATTCAACTACATATACTTTCTGAAATTCTAATTGTGGTTTTCTATCCATTATATTTACAGAACCAAGTCCTATTGTTGATGGAGCTGATGATCCAGCACCACCTGTAGGAGTTGGAGCAGCTGGAGGAGGACCACCACCTGTAGTCACACTACCACCAGCATCAAATTGTTGAGCCTTTATAGCAGCAACTTGTATTCCAGTTGTAGCAATAGCACCAGCAATTCTTATCGCTGTTAATATACCAAGTGTAGGGTCAGGTGTCGCAAGAGCAGCCACGATTGCTTGTGCTCCATTTATTAGAGTTGTAGCTATTGATAATTTCTTTTGCCTCTCAAAACTTTCCTTTAGTATCCTTTTTTCAGCTTCAGAACCCTTTTCAATACCCTTTAATTTATTTTGAGTAGTAACTTGGTCTAACTGCCCAATAGCAGATGCGTAGCTAGATAATTGTCCAAGTATTTCTTGACTAACCGAAAAAGCATTTTGTTTTCTAGCTTCTTGTTCTGCCCTATCATTATCACTTATCTGTTTTTCTAATTCCTTCTTCTTAGCAGCATATTCCTCATCATTCTTAAATAGTTCTTTTTTATGTAAATTATAATAATCTAACTGACTTTTAAGTATATTACCTTCTGCTTCCAATCTAGCTGGACTACCTGCTGTTATTTCAGATACTTTTTCTTTTTCATTATCAATAGTATCTTGTAGTTCCTTTTCTAATCTGGTTTTGTTTTTATCTAATCTAACAGCATTTATTTGGTCATCAGTTGCTGCTATTTGATTATCAATCTCTATCTTTTTTGATAAGTATTCTTTTTCAGCATCTACCCTTGCTTGTGTATTTTCTTTTGTAGCATTTATCTTATCATTAAGATTTGTAAGGGTTGCTATTTTTTCATTTTCTAAATCGGCTTTTGTCTGTATTAATCTTTTTTCTTCATCCTTAATCCTAGCTGTTGAATTTTGTTGTTCTTTAATACCTATCTCTATTATATTATCTATACGCGATTGTCCTATAACTAGTTCTTCTTTACCTAATGATACTTTGTTTTGTTTTTGTTCTGACAACTTACCTTCAATGTCTGATTCTACTTGTGATAAAGCAGTTAAAGCTTCTTTAACTTTTAAGTTGTCTTCATCTTTTTTAGTAGCAGCGAACCTAGCGCGAGCAGCTTTTAGTTGTAGTTCAGCGTTGGCTTTAGCAATGGTTCTTTCATTTTCTAAAATAACACCTAAATCTTGGTTGGCTTTTATCCTATCTTTTATAGATATTGTGTCATCATCCCTTATTTGTCTTTTTTGTTCTGCTTCTTTTTCTAAATCAGCTAAATCCTTTTTTGTTTTCTCATCTTGTGCTTTAGCTAGTTTTTCTAATGCTACTAATGCTTTACCAGCTTTTAGTGATTTTTCTAAATCTATTTTAGACAGACCCTCTCCAACCTTATTTACAACTTGTCCAACTTCTTTTATAGCTCCACCAACATTAGTTACAATATCAACAACAGCATCAACATAATCAGTTCCAACACCTTTTATTTTTTCAGCAGTATCTTTTAGGTCTTTTTCCAACCCTTTTATTTTTTCAGTATCACCTGAACCAAAAGGACTTTTTTCCCACAACAACATAACAGCTGTTATAGCTTCACTTATAGAATACCAAGCAATCTTAAATGGTGTTAAAGCTATTGTTATACCACCTTTTAGAACCTTAAAAAGGCTATCAAATCCATTTGTGTTCTCATAAACACTTGTTACGGATTCTACTAAAACACCAACAACTTCAGTTAGTATTATATTGAAACCTTCCATAACACCCTTTAATGTATCTGCCACAAGTTGATTAGACATAAGAGCATCTTTTAATAAACCAAAAGCTCCCTCTGCTAATTTAGCAATACCAATACCAGTGGCTATTTCTTTAGCAGATTGTGAAAAACTTTTACCAGCATCTTTACTTTTTTTACCAGCCTTTTCTTCTGTATCACCAAGTTTATCAACACTTTTGGTTACATCTTTTACCTTGGAATCTAATGTATCCAAGGTCTTACCCATATCACCCTCAAATTGGGTTTTGATTCCAATAACTATATCTTGTGAAGCCATAGGTTATATATTTTTTATTATTATTATATTTATTACCTCCTAATGTGGCAGGTTTTTATATACTATTATATTTTTGTTTATGATGTCCTAATGTTTATAGCATCTGATACTAAACTCCATTCAAGGTTGCTTTGTGTAAAGGGGTTATAAACACTTACTAATAAGTTGCTTGCTGTTATTGAAAATGATATAGAAGGTGTCAAAGACATAGAGTTCCTCTGAAAATAATATTCAGGTTGTCCAATCAAACTTGAAGTCAAACCTTGTGTTTCAATAGCTAAACCTATTTTAGCTATATAAGAACCCTGATTAGACGCATATGATTTTATCAAAATCTCTGCGTAATCATAACTAGTTCCAATAATACTTAAAGAATATGTGCTGCTTACTGAACTTGTTTGTCTAGCAAGATACTTATATTCTTCACTAACCATAGCTGTAACGCTGTCAAAAGGAATATCATACCATTCCCTTGTTTTATTCCCATCATTTGCCCTTATCGATTCTATTAAGCGACCACCATTTACACCATCTATAACTTCTTGGGTTGTAATACCACTTGAGAACTCCATTTTGTTATAGTTCCCAAAAAGAGTATCATTATTAGCTAAATACCAATAACCACCATCAGCATTTTCATAAAGCCACTCAAAGCCAGGGTCTGGACTATTCATTATGAAAAATGATTGGTTAAGATAAGTGTTTTGTTCTAACCTAAATTGACCATTACCAGCCCTGCCAATAACTATATTATCAACATCTATATTTGTAGCTTCTAAATCATTCACATTTAGTTTATTAAAACTTGAAGTTCCAACAACATTTGTGATAAATGTATTTGTGTTTATTTCTATTGTATTACTATCAACATAAAATATACTTCCTGTTGCTGATTGTGTTATACTTATGTTATTACCAAAAGCGAAAATACCATCTAAACCTGATTGTGTAGAAGGGTTTTGTATTTCTATATTATTACCAAAAAGAAAAAGATTTGATAAGGTTGCTCCTTGACTTTGTGTTGAAGCATTTAATGAAATGTTTTCCCCAAATATAAAACTTTTATTTGATGAACCAGAAACACTAGCGCCAATAACAAATGTTCTTTCAGTTGTTTGTTGAATGTTTATGTCCTCACCCATTAAAAAAGAGCCTTCTATCAAACCACCAACTCTATTACCTAAAACCATATTAGGTGATGTTTGATTAGATATGATTGAATTACCATCACCAATAGCTACATTATTAGAACCTTGTATAGTTGAATAACTACCTACTAAAATGTTATTACCGCCTGTTATTCTTAAACCTTCTCCACTTAAAACATTGTTAGAACTTTCAACTGAATTGCCATCACCAAGAACTATATTACTTGGATCATTAAGATAGTTTAACTCACCAGCTACTATATTATTTACAGATTTAACCACATTGGTCTGTGCTGTGTTGAATATACCTGTTATTGGTGCGTTGTCTGTGAATATATTTCTACTTAATTGTAAATCTTGGAATGGAGTAATATATCCAGATTGATTCTCATAGATAGTATTGGCTTCGATTTTATACTCAATAGTTTTAATTAATTCAACCTTAGTAGATGTTGTCGATGAAGGGTCATAGTCATAAATTTTATTAACTCTATAATAACCATCATCACCATTAAAAGAAAAGAATATCAAGTCAGAGAACTTAAAATCTGTTATATCATTAGCATTTAACCAAAAGTTGGCTGTTATGACTTTACAATCAGGATCTGATAGTTGAGTCATAGTATTCTGCCAGTACTTATAAAAAACATTATTCGGTGTATTTCCTGCTACATAGTTCCCATCTTTTATCAACTGAACTTGTCCAAAGTTTAAGCTCATATTTGTATTAGATGGGTCATCTAAAAAGCCAGCATATGGATAATAATTGTAAGTCACTGTACTACCAAAAGAACCAGCGCCAGCAACCTTTATACTATCACCACCAGTTGTGGTTATTTTCTTTTTGTATAGTATTCTAATGTTCATACCATTAGATTTTGTAACAGATGTATTTGAGCCTGATATAGTTGGAATAAAAATGTTATTAGATCCAGCCATTATATTCAATGGTGTTGGACTAAAGAATACTTCAACCCTTTTATCCTTTGATATGTAATCATTATCTATATCCCACTTATACTCACCAAAAATCTGTGATGTAGCATTGGTATAGTTAGTATTCATACCATCCTTATCTGACTTATAAGTAAATATATTTGTTCTTGCTTGTGTATCACTAGCAATTCTAGAATTGAACTCCTTTGATACATCTAACTTATTAGACCAATCCTTTTGTCTCTCATAGTTGTTATAGTAATCATCCCTAGGTTCAATGATGAAGTTATTTTGTATTTCTTTATCAGGTTCAATATAAAGGTTAAACATCTTTATTAGATTTATTAATAAATCTTTTTGTTTAACATTAGCAGGACAATATCTTTTTGTTTCCAAAAATGAGTTCCCTACAGCTTGTGTTGTAGATGCTTGAAGTTGTAATCTAAAACCTTGTGTCCAAGGATCTATTGGTGCTGTTCCATTAGCTTCAAGATATACTGATTTATATTTTACAACATTATTATCAAATGCTCTAACCTTACGCGCAGCATAAACTATAAGTTTTTCACCTACTCTCATTGGTTGGTCATTTATCCAGTCAGTTTCAATCTCACCTTTATATCTATAACTACCTGCGCTTTCAGTCATAGTTAGATTACCATTCCTAACAGAATAAGCTCTTTTACCATTGAATGTAATAGTGTTTGCTAAAAATGTAGTACCAGGCCATATCTGCCAATCTTTATTGTATAAATACCAAGTATTAACAGGCATATTTGGTCCAAAAGTTCCACCATTGTAGTTCCCACTGCCATCTACTGATTTTGACCTAAAAACAAAAATATAAACATCATCCTGCCAAGCTTCTGTTCTTATTTGTGTTCCAGCGGAATCATTCACAACATAAGTTGTATAATCATCACCCCATTGAATAGCTTGACTACTTCCATTTAAAGCTTCTGTCCTTATATCAACTTTTATTTTAAGTTTTTGTGAAAAAGCGAAATCAGGTGGATTTGTATAAACACCTGTGGTTGTATCATAGTTCCCATTTGGATTAAAGATTTCATAGTCACATTCTATTGGACACCAAACAGCAGTATCTTGTCCATTGTAGTCATAATCACCATAACTACCACCAGCTCTAAACCAAGCTGAAGTTATATCACTTGTTAAAGCAACATCAAATATATTGTTGTTTTCATCTAGTTCTAAATCAATAAGTGTGCTTTCAAGGTTTTTATTATTAAATGGGATAATAAGATTTGTGAAAAATTCACTCTCGAAAAAATCACTCTTATAAGTATAACCTGCTTCTGCGAAGATTTGGTCTATATAAGTTTTAACATATACACTTGGGAAAAAGTTTTCTAATCTCAAGTTTTGTGTCATCTGTAATGGGAATCCATAATCTATTAATGGGTAATAATAACCATTTCTATAATCCGAACTCCAAGAGTTTATTATATTTGTTAAAGACCAATTATGGTCAAATCTTGTTAGGTCTAGGTCTGATAGGTATTGTTCACCTATGTTCTTAAAAAGATTGTCATTATCTGCGTATATAACACAGTTATATTCATTAAGATTTGTAGCTCTATTATATGTTATTGAAACAAGTTGTATATTACCTTGCATCTGTGTTAGTGTGTTTTTTAACACCCAACATTTTGTTTTCTTCTGTGGATTAAAAGTGTTTGTTTGTGTATTTAACCCAAAAATATAACCAAAGATTTTTCTATTCTTAGCAGTATCTGGTAAATTTATTGTTTTAGAATATGAACTATTTTTGGTTGATATATCATTTATATCACTTATAGAAAAATTTAAGCTTATCCCAAAGCTACTATCTATATCCAGTATTTGTTGTTCACCATCTACACTTACTAATAACTCGTAATATTTCATATCTTATTGGTTTTGATTTACAGACCAAACATCATTAGCAAAATCAAGTGTTATGCTTAAGTTAAAAATCTGTTCTGTTAATTTTTTCTTGAATTCATATGAACTATCTACAACAATAGTTGGATATGGTATTAAATCTCCTTCTGGATTATTCTTAAATACCCAAACATAAGGACTACTAACTAATTCGTTTAGCCAAGCATATTCCTCCTCACTAACCCAATTACTATTTATTGTGATTGTTTGTTTAACTGTTTGTGATATAACACCCCTGCCCCTATCAACTTGCTGATAAAATGGATCTAAACCAAGTTCTTTCTTCCATTCATTTCTACTTATATTAAGTGTTTCTCTACTATTTTGTGTGAATGTGTAGTAATCTAAACTACCTAATCTATTTATCCAAGAAATTAAGATAGATTCATATTGACTACATTCTTCATCTATAATATATCTCCTTCTTTCACTTATTACATCATTAGTAAAACTATCTGTAAAAAATACATCCCAATACTTTTCACCACCCATAGAAATCAAACCAAGTCCCCCAACATTATTGTACCCAACACCTATTTCCCACCTAGTTCTAAAGTAGTTCCCTTCATTATTTATATTAAAACTATATGTAGCCATTAAACTATTTGTAGCTGAGAAAACTTCATAATTTAGTATCAACTCACCGCCTGTATTATCAAATAAATCCACAGGATCAGCCCAAAAACCAATGGTTTCCCAAAGGTTAGCTGTTTTTGGTATAACATCACCAAAATCAATCATAGTGTTAGGCCAGTAATCTCTGCTATAATAGTTAGATAAAAACTTTTGTGTCTGTCCTGCTGGTGCTGTGTTAAAGTTCCCTGCTATAAGATAATCATAATTTACTGTTCTAGTATCATATTGATTTGTTCCATTCCAAACAGAATATATTGATGAAGTGCCATTATATCTTTTAGCTGATGTTATATAACCTGTTGATACTGATGGTGTAGCCCAAATCTTATCAATTACAAATCTTGTGTTAGTTAAACCAACTGAAAGTATTGTTTGTTCGCCTGATATAGTAGTATCATTAGCAGATACAAAGATTATATCACCAGCTGTTAGTCCGTGTGGTTGTGAAAATGTAAAACCTATATTAGATGTAGTAGCTCCAACACCAACTTGTAGTATAGCTGCTATTTGTAGTTCTGGATTCCAACTTAACCCATAAGCGAACTCATAACTACTAAATGGACCATTTTCAAGTGTAGATGTAGTATAAACAGTACTGATATAATAATCAGGGTTATATAAATAACTTTGTAAGTATTGTGCTGGTGAAAATAAACCTCTACCATAAATAGGTCTAGGTGGTACAAAAAGTTCAGTTATTAATGATGGGTTATTAGCTGGTTGGTTGCCACCAACAAGATTTTCCTGAAATAACTTAACAGCATAGTTAAAGTTACTTGCTGTATAACTATCATTTTGTAAAGTAAATAAACTACTGTATATATTAGATATAGGTTGTATTGGCGATGAAGCAGGAGTTGAATATATGTTTGTAGGTGTCATATCTTATATATTTTTATTTATGTGTTCTTATTTAAGGTTATAATCATCTTGTCTATCAATTCTTGTATATCCTTAACAATTCCAGCTTTGATTATATTCTGTTTATTTCTTATAATATTGTCAATTAGTTTATTAGTTATATTCAGTGGTTTAATACCTTTTCTACCAATAGACCTAGCTATAACAAATGCTGTTTGAGCACTTGTGGTATTTTTTATTCTAATACCCCTTCTATCTACCCATTTTTGTATGGGTTTTGTTGGTGGCATTTTTCCTGGTTTTCTACCTTCATCAACATTACTAAAATATGGTGCTGCTAAAATTTGTAAGAAAAATCCATCAACATCTTTAATAACCTTAAAGTCAAGTGATTTAATCAAGTTGCCAGTAACTTGTTTATCATTCTCAACTAAAATCTTTGTTATAAAACCAATAGATTCTACACCAAGTATTTCAAGTTGTTTTTTAAGGTTTGATGTGTCTATCTGTTGAGCCATACTAAATTATTAATTATTATTATATTATATCATTTGTCTGATTCTTACTTTATAATAGAATCAACACTTAACGTATCAATTACTATCTGAACAGAATCATTAATACAAGTATCTACAAGTATAACTTTATCATTGTGATCGACAGCATAATTCTCAAATAGAATTACAGATAGACCAACAAAGAATATAAAAGCTAATACACCTAAAACTTTTTTCATAAACAATCTATTATTTCTTGTGAAGTATTTTTCAATACTCCATTAACTTTTGTGTGACCACCTAAAAAAGCGACCCAACCATTATCAAGATGTAGATGAACACAATATTCATCTATCTTATCATAACCATAATAAGTATATGTATGTTCATAATAACTTATTTGATTTCCATTAACTATTAAATCTACTACATCCATATTTTTACTCAAAGATTTTTGCTTGTAAGAATGAACTTCTTGAAGTATCAGCAGCACTAGCATTTTGGACAGATACTACAAAATACTGATTTTGTGTCCAATCTATATTATATGTTGATACACCAGTTGTTGATACAGCAGCATCATCACCATTTAGATTAATTGCTGCTGGAAAAACTTCTGTTGATGTTGCTGACTTTACTACTATTGTTCTAATCATTTGTAATGTTGCTGTTGTATTAGCATTAACAGCCGATGTTCCAATCAAGTTGGCAGATGTTAAACTATTATTCACACCAACATACATTCTACTGATAAGTGTCCCAGCAGTACCTGTTTTTCTAACCCTTGACCTAAACTCAATAACATCACCAGCACTAACACTATTAGCTGGGATTAAAACCCCACTGGTATAAGTATTAGTAGCAGCAGGTCCTGTTACACCTATTCCATCAGTTATGTTAATGAAGTTCCTTTTCTTGAAAACTGGCAAACCACTATCATTTATAGTCAATACTGAAAAAGAAGCGCCTGGTGTAATCCAAGTAGGTATGCCATTTGTAGCACCTAAAATAGAACCAGTAGCTCCAATACCCAATCTTTGTAAATCACCACCAGTTGTTGGTGAATAATAAATATCCCCTTTTATCTGAACATTACCAGGTGCTAAAATACATTGTGTTATTTTTTTATTTGTTATTTCAGCATAAGTGCTTTTACCTAAAAATGTATCAGTAGAATCTGGTATAGTCCAAATCCTATCATCTGTTAAGTTTTCAGCAGTTATATTTATCTTATTAGTAAATGGGGATGTTATATCTTCAACAATAGTTAGTTGTGCTTTTTGTAAATAAAGCCCATCACCATCAGTATATGATAGATTGACTGTGGAAAATATAGGGTCTATAAGGTCACCAGCATTATACCATAGGCTATTAAATGAACCAACACTAAATACTGGTTGGTAGCCCTGTGGTCCTTGTGCTCCTTCTAAACCTTGTGGTCCTGTTGAACCTTGAAACCCCTGAAATCCTTGTGGTCCTTGTATCCCTTGTGTTATTATGAATAGTGTTATTGGTTCATCATCATCAAAAGTTACATTACTAAACTGATTATCTACATCATATTGAACATAACCAGTTTGTAGGACTGGTGGGTCGCCTACAATATATCTTTGATAGCGATTTGAGTTTGTAGTATCTTGAAGTATTAAAATGTCACCTGATTTTATCAAAGCTAAAAATATATCTATATCTACACCATCATTATTTAAGTGTGATATATTCAATGTTTTAGCAGCAACTGGGTCTGGATCATCCCAAAGAATATAACCATTACCAGGATCACCACTTAAATCAGTGGTATTAGCTAAATAACTATAGTAAGATGTTGATTGACCATTTTGTCCTTGTGGTCCTGTTTCGCCTTGTGGTCCTATTTCACCTTGTGGTCCTATTTCACCTTGTGGTCCAGTAAAACCTTGAACACCAGTATTACCCTGTGGTCCTTGAACACCTTGAAAACCTTGTGGTCCAGTAAAACCTTGGAACCCTTGGAACCCTTGGAACCCTCTAAAACCTTGTGGTCCTTGTGGTCCTTGGAATGATAGTATATTAACTGATAAAATAACAGAAGGTATTTCAACTTGTGCTGGTGGTGTTGGTTCAGCATATATTCTCATATTACTATCAGCTGACTGCCAAATGATTTCATAAAAATCACCAGCATTAGCACTAACCATAAAGTTCCAAGCAGCAACATATTTAGCGTTATTCCCTACTAAATGTAATCTTGTGTTTGACCAACTTTCATTATTACCATTTTTCCTTAACCATATTTCTATATCATCTTCACCACTATCAGTTTTATCTACTTGGGCTGAAAACTGAATGTTATATGTTCCTTTTATTGGTAATGTTATTTCTGTGTTGTTGTTTATACTTATACCATTAGCCGCTACAACATTATTATACTTAAACTTGTTATAAGTAGTAGCGTTTGTCTGTATATCTGTATCAAAGAAAATACCATAAAAAGTATCTATACCACCTGCTCCTTGGAACCCTCTAAAACCCTGTGGTCCTTGAGGTCCTGTTGCTCCTTGAAAACCCTGTGGTCCTGTAAAACCTTGAGGACCAGTAGGACCTGGCACACCTTGAACTGAGTATTGAAAAACATTATTATTTAAGCTGAATGTAAATCCAGCTAAAGGGTCAATGGGTACATTACAAGGTGTATATCTGATTGGGAATCTTAAAGTAAATTCTACTGAGTGTCCATTCGCATTAACATCTGTTTCTTCATAAACTGGCTCAAAAACTATATCACCTTCATCAATAGATAAACCCAATTGTATAAACAAAGGGTGTTGGTCTATTTCAGTCATAATAGTATCTAAAATGAATTTAGTATCAGATAAGATTTCATTATAATTGGATTGGTCTTTTTGGATTCTATCCATACAATATAACCTAAAAGTGTATAATCCTGTTTTATGGGAATTATTACCCATAGATATTCTTGATTGGGCTTCTTCACACCAAATATAAGGTGTCTGTAAATCTTTAAGAGCATTCATATCCCAAAGTGGTCCGAACCTAAAGTCCTTTACCATTCTGTGATTCCTTGAAACTAATCCAATGATTTCAATAAGTTTGTTGAGTGACGGAGTATTTGCTGCCATAGTTAATGTATATATTCTATTTTATATTTATTTTTTTTCCAACTTCCATTTATATCCACCAACTGTTTTTCTATTACCTCTGTAAGATCTCATTATATCTTCTTCACAAAGGTTATTCTCCCTACCAGCTGATGACCTATTTGGGTATGATTTTACAAATACATCATCTAATGTGTATTGATTAACAATATACTCATCTTCTAAAATGTTGTCTAATCTTTTAATACTAAAATCAGCATATCTTTCATTCAACTCAAAACCAATAGAATTTCTATTTAATTCTTTTGATGCTAATGATGTAGTCCCAATCCCACTAAAAGGGTCAAGGATTAAATCACCTTCATCAGTTAGTAGATTAATAAAATAACTTGG